AGCATCAAACAGGCTCGGGTCGCAATCAATATTTGGCTCAAAGAATACAATCACATCAGGCCCCATCATGCACTCGGAATGCGACCTCCCATGCCAGAAACCTTATTAGAGAAATCCAAAATTTGTGGCACTGAAATTGGGGGCTAGACACCAACGCATCAATTGGGCAGGTACTGCAGAATAATCTCCGGAGTTCAATTTGCGCAAAAGAGTCGATTTGGCGAAGGCACCTTGGCCCAAGTTGAATACGAACGATACCAGACTATCGAACTGGTTCTGCGTCAGTGGAACGGTTACTAAGTTTTTAACGGCGGCTTCGGAATCTTTAACATCCAATCGCAAGAAACCTTCTGCCTCTTGCTTTGTGATGCGCATGTTCTTTTTGACGCCTTTTGTGTGACCATATCCAATTGTAAGAACATTGGCACTGCAACGATATGGGACGACCATGCCATCGTTATCGACTTTGGCTAGGCCCTCAAATTTTTTGATCAGGTTTATACCTTGATCGCTTTTGGATTTGGGATGCATACTGATCCTATCGGTTGGAGAAACTTATGTTGAAAAAATTTTTAGCTTTGATCGCTGCAATGGTTGCAACTTCAAGCGTTGCTGAGGAACCTGATTGGGAAGCTGTTTTTAATAAAACTGATATGTATTCTTGCGCTCTTTGGTTGCCCATAGAAGGTTGGCGGGAAGACGAAAAACCAGTGATGCCTGGATTTTTAGACTTTAAAGATCCGCCCGGATTGTACTTGAGCAAACCGTTTATGGGCGGGCAGGAAACAAGAATTCCATTGACCTATATGACAAGCGGTTCATCGATGAATAGTAACCAAACACTTAGCAACTATTCATTTGTTGCCGCAGCAGACGGCGGAGTTCTCATTGTAGAGTTCGAAACCAGAACTGATAAACTTCCCACTGAATTTTTCAAAATAAGTTTTTGGTCAAAGGACGATAGCTTCAAAGCAGAAGGACTCTGTGAACAGCCACCAAAAGGTATAGTTAATTAAATAAAACGGGCTGATAACTGGAGAATCCTATGTTGAAAAAATTGGTAGCTTTAGTTGCAGTCATGCTTGCGACAGCAGGTTTTTCTCAAGAGCCTGATTGGCAGCAGGGAATGTTCTCAAAGGGTCCTTATGTCTGCTCGATTAATGTATTTAATGGAGAAGAGGCACTGCCAGAACAACTTATTATGGCGGTTGTGGATTTTCGAGCCGAACCTTATTATGTACCAATTAGCCAAACAGGTGAAAGTATAAAGCTTCCTTTGACTTTTCTAAATAAGGCAAATCGTAAGACTTCGTTTTATATAGCCGACGAAAATGAAGGCACAGGCATTTTCACTTTCAATTTAGCAAAAAAAACATCAACGGACGAGGGCAAAACGACTGTTAATGTATTTCTAGAATTAACGTTACTTCTCCTCGAAGATGATGAGTTTAGAGCAGAAGGATGGTGTCAATTGGCACCAAAATTAGACTAACTAAAGCTGGCTGAGAACGGCGCTGAGTTTGACATCAAGCCATCTCCGCCAACGCTTTGGTAACCCAGTTCATCCATCGTATTCATAAGCTGATTAACATTTAAAAAGCTGCGATCTACGACAGCACCAGATGCATCAAAAGTCGCTGTGCTTAGATTGTTTTGTGTATCAAAACCTCTGCGTATGACATTACCGTTGCTATCGGTAGATTGCTCCACCAAACGACCATCCGTATCAAAGCTGTCAGCAAATTTTGCAAACTGCATGGTAAGTGCAGGATCGAGGCTATCACCCTGTGTAAGGATTACTTCTCGAATAGTTTCTAACCGCTGCAACAAATCGTTCTTCACAGTTTGCTGCTCAGTTGTTTGAACATCCATCCCAGAACCCAGCTGGCGGAACATAGTCCCGAAGTCGGCAACCATATCATCTTGGTTCTGCAGGGTCTCTTGAGTGTTTCTTGCAATGTCTGTGTTCTGCTGTGTTGTAGCATTAAAATTGCGGGACAAGTCATCTCTGACTAAACCAAAGCCTCCTGTCACAGAGCTGGCTAAATCTGCTCTCGCCTTGTTCGCTAGGGAAGTGTCATCGGTATACTGCTTTTGAAAACCAGTCATATCTTCTTGAAGACCACCGAGCGAACCTTTCATATCTGTTTGTCCTTGGCTCAAACCACCGTATTGAGTGTCTGCTCGTTTAGAAAAGCCCTCAAGATATTCCTGCAGGCTTCCCTGCCCTTTGAGGATATTGGCTGACATATCGGTCAGCGTTTGGTTTTGCGTTTCAAACTTATTATTGACGTTTTCGTTTACGCCGGAAAAGCCCTTTTCTAAGGTCGTATCGACGGTGTTAAATCGCTTACCAACTGCACCTGAAAGATTGGAGATGTTTTTATTTATCCCTGTTCAGGGGTAGGCTTGAAGCGGCCCTTAATGAGGTGAGTTAATGAACTCATGAACAAACCTATATTTTTGGTTTGTACAAAAATTCACCACTATATGTTGATTTAGATTGACAGAGAGTCTCAGCTTGAAACATAGTGTAAGCAACAGGCCCGAAGTGGTCTGAGAAGAGCAGCCTCCCTGATCATCCCCATACTAGAAAGGGGCTTGCTCTTCGCCGAGCAAGGTTCCGATCTACCTCTCCCTTCGGTAACCTTGCGACGAAATGAGAGGGCGCTGGCTATTTCCTCCCTGTTGTGGCCAGCCGAACTGGTCGGCCACTAATTCTTGTAGTCATCTGGGCCGACCTTTTCTTTTTATCGAGCAGCATCAGAGATATCATAAACGAAGGCACCTGAACGCATTGCTTCCATGATTGCTTCTTCGTTTTTCTCGTAGTCTTGATCACTCATTTTTGCGACTTGGCTTTCGCTGAATTTCGCTTTGCCCTCAACGCCTGGGGTTGAGCTGGAGGTTCGTCCGACTGAGGTTGCCGCTGACTTTTTGTTTGAAGTTTTTCGACGGCCAGTATCGGCTTTATAAAGGTCCAAAGCCCGAGCGGCGGCATGAGCGTCAGTGTTGTTTTTGTATAGAGCATCTTGGATATATCCTGGTTGCATTGCGACCCATTCATGGAATGTCGGGTCTTGTCTGATTTCGCCAAAGTCAGGGTGGAGTTTGTAGAGCTGTTGCTCTGCTTCTTTGCGGGTGAGTTTAGTTTCTAGGTCCTTGAGGTGACCTAGTCGCTTCTCTCCCTCTTCCAGTGCCTCGTTGGCTCGTTTGCGGGCGATTGAGTCAACAATTTGTGCAACGTCAGGGTATTTTTTGCTCCATTGCTCGATCTCTTCGTCGGTCTTTGGAAAACGTATTTGCCCTTTGGCTGCGCTATCTAGCTGCTGCTTTAATTGCTCAATCTGTTTGTCTTTTTGTGACATCAAATTCTGCGAATGGCGGCGTAGATCACCATACCGTTTTTTAAATGATGCCTCTTCAGCGTTTTCTGGTTCAGGCTCCGCTGCTTCCTGTTCTTGTGCCAATTCTTGGCTATAGGTCAGATCATCGTCTAACTCTTCTGCTCGTTTGTACTTTGCCATATTATTCCTCGGGGGCCGAAATACGGGTAGCCCATTTAAAAATCACACAATGAAGGCCATCTTCGGCTTCTTCACCATGCCAAACATCGATGTCTTTGTTCCGTAATCTGACTCGATGTATTCGTCCGTTTCTCGGACTTCAGGTTCCTCATCGTCTTCGGATTCCTCCTCGACGTATTGAATAAGACCCATGTCATACATGCCCATAAGGCCCATTTTTGCTTCATCCTGCATGTCCATGATGTGCTTAAGGCCATGCCACTTAACGACATCTGCAGGCAGGACGTACTCACCGTCCGAAATCATCACTGAGATATCATCTCTAACGTTTTCTGGGCTGCTTCCTGGCGGCACAGGGTTTCCACTTTGAGGGTCAGCCATGATCCCGCTATCCATCCCACAAGGCATCCCACCATGGTATAAACCAACGCCATCTTCCAATTCATCATCATCCATTGCCTTTTGCACTGCTTCGCCTCGCTGACGCTCATATGTGCTCAGATTTCCATCGTTATTGAGATCCGCTGCATCTTCATCGAGTTGAAAACGCTTATCGGCCATATCTTCGCCAGCTTGGGTTTTGATGCCTTTACGGGCTTCCTTTTTGGTCGCCATTATTCGGCTCCTTTAATTACTTCATCTCGTAATGTTTCGAGGCGTCTCAGCTCTCGAATAGCCCCTTGTATGGCGCTGATTTGTTCTATTGATTGGGTGGTTTCGAGTTGGTTGCGAAGAACCTCTACTCGGGCGGTGACGTAGCTGTGGACTTTGTCCATTACGTCTTTATCATTCACTAAAATTAGAAGTGTTCGATAGAACTGTTTGTCCATGAGGTTCCTATGTTTTGGAAGTCAAAACCTAAAGTTTCTTCTAAATACATCTCCCATAAATTGGTTACGGTGGATGAAGATCACTATGACTGCTTAGATGAAATTAGAAACATGCTGCTCGACTTGGCTTTTTTTCAGTGGGAATTGGTTTCAGTGATTGAAACACCACAAACTAAATCAATCAGAGAAGACGCTGGAAGCTATGAGACCGTTCAT